ACACATAGCTTACCTTTATGAACACAGAGGTGATATGTATGATGCGAAACTGCCCTATCCCCCAATGTTGAGATCGCTGTACGCACCTTATGTAATTCATAGAGGTTTGGGTTCATCCTCTCTTATGGCTCTCGGTTAAGATGGCTAACAGTATCGGCAAGATGCGTTACAGGGTAAAGGTTGAGAGAGCAACCAATACTAGAGATGCAGGCGGTGGTTTATCACAATCGTTTGGCTCTGTAGCAACTATCTATGCAAATATCAAACCAAAGAACGCTAACAGCGTATACAGACAGGGTATGTTGCAGGAAAAGGTTACGCATGAGATCACCATACGCTACATGAAGAACATAGATACCAACAGCAAGATAACCTTTGGCACTAGGTCTTTTGCAATCAACGGCATTATTAATGTAGACGAGAGGGATAGATTCCTCACATTGCTCTGCGAAGAAGGTATTGCGATATGAGTGATGGCATTGATCTAAAGATTTCTAACCTGAAAGCATTTAATAAAAAGCTACAGGCAACCCTAGATGACAACAAGGTTAAGGAGTATGTAACTCGTGGCACTATGATGGTGCAAAATACTGCTAAAAAAAGCATTATGGCAGGTGGTACTGGTGCAACGGTTCAAAAATATGAGCCTAGAAGAACCCATACACAATCAGCACCTAATCAACCCCCTGCAAGTGATACTGGTTTTTTGGTTAGTCAAATAACAATGGATGTAGATGTAAAGCCTAACGGCACGGTTGTAGGTCAAATTATATCTGCAGCACCTTATTCTAAGCACTTAGAGTTTGGCACAGTCAATATGACGGAAAGACCATTCATGCAACCTGCACTTATGAAAAACAAAAGAAAGATACAAGCTATGTTTAAAAAAGGTATTCTCAAATGAGTGTTGGTCAATTTGCGCTACAGTCTAGTATTTATGCAGCACTTAATGTTAATGCAATAACCGCTACGCTTAACTGTGGCGTGTATGACGAGGTTGTTGAGGGCAACAGCTACCCTTTTATTACTTTAGGCGAAGAAACCGTTATTGATTACAGTACAAACAACCTTGTAGGTGCTGAAACAACTATTAACATACACATTTGGTCAAGATACAAAGGCTCAAAACAAACTAAACTAATTATGGACAAGGTGCATGATTTATTGCATGATGTAAGTCTAACTGTTAGCGGTGTTAACCTTATTAACTTAAGGTTTGAGTACAGCGACATTATGAGAGACCCTGATGGGATAACTCGGCACGGTGTCATGCGATTTCGTGCTATTACATTAGGTACTTGATTAAATACCAAATACCGAAGTAAAACTGGCAGATGCCTTATTTTTAATTAGAGGATTAAATACCCTCTGTATTTAAGGAGTAAATTATGGCAGCACAAAAAGGTAGTGCAATGCTTATTAAAGTGGGTTCAGGTTCACCTGAGACTTTTGCAACAATAGCAGGGCTTAGATCATCAAGTCTAACAGTAAACAATGAATCAGTAGATGTAACTAACAAGGATTCTTCAGGTAAAAGAAATTTGTTAGCTGCAGCAGGCGTTCAATCAGTAAGTATTTCAGGAAGTGGGGTATTCACAGATGCTAATTCAGAAACAACTGTTAAAACAAACGCATTAGCAGATTCAATAAACAATTATCAATTTATAGCGCCAGACTTTGGTACATTTGCAGGCAAGTTTCAAATAACCAGTTACGAGTTAGCAGGTGAGTTTAATGGTGAAGTAACCTACAGTCTATCATTTGAATCAAGCGAAGCTGTTACATTTACAGCATCATAAGACTATGGCTTGGGTACAAGTAAAAGTTAAAGCCGAAAAAAACACTGTTACAGGTGCGATGCAGGACGATCAACTAGATATGCCCAATGTATTAATTGGTAAGAGTGTTAAGGTTAATGGTAAGGACATCTTAATTAAATCCTATTGGGTTGACGAGAGAGATGATATGTTAAAAATCACGCTTGCAATGGCAAGCCCAACAAAGGAGAAGTCAGATGACAAACCCACTAAAGGGTCAGATTGAAGTAACACTAGGTTCTGAAACCTATAAGTGCCGATTAACCATAGACAGCTTAGTCAAGATTGAAGATGAACTGGACACAGGGATTCTTGAGCTTGCACAGAACATTGCACAAGCCAAAGTTCGCATAAGAACATTATTAGTCGTATTACGCTATGCCCTTAGAGGTGGTGGTAACGACTTTGATGAAAAGAAAGTAGGGCAAATAATATCTGATGTAGGTATTGTTACGGCTTCTACAGAGGTAGCCAAACTCTTGGTATCTACCTTAAACGACAATGACTCAGACGAGGAAGATAAAAAAAAAGCAATAGAGTAGATGAACACACGCCACCTATCAATTGGGGAGACTACTACATGATATGTGTTGGCATGATGAACATGAGACCTATGGACTTTTGGGATTTATCACCTAGAGAAATGTATTTAGCCATTAAAGGTTTTAAACAGTTTAATGCAACAGAGCAAGAAAAACCTATGGATAGAGCAGAACTAGATGACCTTATGGAGTTATACCCTGACTAATGAATGAGATAGATAAGCTAATCATAAAGATTGAAGCTGATACCAAACAGCTTAAAGCCGAACTAAATAAAATAGAAGGCAAAATCAAAACCACTGGTGCTGCAGGCGGTGCTGCATTTGGTATGGCAAGCGGTGGTTTAGGCGCAAAATTAAAAGGTATCAAAGGACCAGCCGTTGCAGCAGCAGCTTCTATTGTGGCTATAGGCGTAGCAATAACAAAAATTGCAAGAGTAGGAATGGAGTTTGAAGATTTAACAGATTCTTTAAACACTGTATTTGGTAGCATGGAAGCAGGTCAAGAAGCTATGGGGAGAGTTTTAGCTTTTGCACAAACCACGCCATTTCAAATAGAAACAGCAACTAAAGCATTTATTTCATTAAAATCAGCAGGTATTGAACCTAGCAATAGAATGTTGCAAGTGTTTGCTGACACAGCATCCACATCAACAGATCAATTAGGTGTATTTGAAGCGTTAGTTAAGACAGTACAAAGGTCAGCATCAGGTGGTCTTGGGCTAGAAGAACTAAATATGGTCATGGATAGGGGTATTGATGTACTCGGCATACTTAATGATGAATTAGGTTTAAGCAAAGATGAGATAGCAAAGTTTGGTGCAAGCGCGGAAGGTGCTGCAATTATTGTTGAAGCATTAACAACTGGACTTGAAAGAAAGTTTGGTGGAGCAATGGAAGATAAGATGGATAACTTATCAACAAAGGCATCAAACATGACTATTGCCTTTAAACAATTAGGTGATTCTTTATTTCAAAGCGGTATAGCAGATGTTTTAAAAGGTATGGCTGATTCTATGACAAATTTTGCTAATAGCATTACCCTAGCGATCAGATCATCACAAGGTAAAGGTTTAGGTATTATTTTAGGAGATGACCCATTTGAAAATGCAATGTTGCTTGAACAAAAAAGGTCTGAACTACAAGGAGAAGTAGAGGGTGGTTTTAAAAAAGGTTCTCAACGAGCAGCTAGACATAAATTGAAAGTTGAAAGAGGTGATTTTGCAGATGAGCAACAGCTTATAGCGAATATTACCAAAGAACTTGAAAAACAATATGATGCACAAGATTTGTTGCTTGATGGTTATGGACAGCTTAGTGAAGCAGAAAAAACTAGCATATTTGAAAAAGGTCAACTACTAAATCAATTTACTTTTCTTGAAAATGAAATATCTAAACTTGCAGGAGATACAGAAATATTGGCTGACACACAAGCCAACTTAGGTAAGATATTTTCAGAAAATGAAGCAAAATTTGCTCTAATGGGTATAACGACCTTGCCACAACTAGAAGAAAAGTTTAAAGAAATAAACGAAGCATCAAAAGATTTAGCAACTACATTTGATGATGAGTTAAAACAAGCTGTCATTAATCAGTCAAACGCATTTACAACAGATTTTGTTAATTCATTAATGGATGGTGAAAGCGCATTGGATAGTTTTAAAAACTTTGCAAAAAGTATGGTTAGTCAAATAATAGCTATTTTCTTACAGATGGCGGTTGTTAATGAAATATTAAACAGTGTATTTAATTTGAATGGAACAAGTAATGCATTGCCTACATTTAGTAATGCAAAACCAAGAGCAAGTGGAAGTAGAGTACAAAAAGGGCAACCCTATTTTGTAGGAGAAACTGGAACTGAAATGTTTGTGCCTGATACTAGCGGAAATATTTTAAATAGCATGAATACTAAAAACGCTATGGGCGGTGGTTCGCCAATCATAGTCAACCAGTCTGTAAACTTTGCTACAGGTGTCGTGCCTACAGTTAGGGCAGAGGTAACAAAAATGATGCCACAGATAGCAGATGTAACCAAAGGCGCTGTAGCTGAAGCTGCAATGCGTGGTGGTAACTATAGGAGAGCATTACAAGGTGGCTAAATTAATATCAATGCCTACAAGCCCAAACTTCGTGAGAAGCAACTGGTCGCTTGTTAGAACAGTAGGTACAACAGTGAGCCCTTTTACTGGCAAAACAAAGACACAGGAGTTTGATGGTGTCTATTGGACAGCAGAAGTATCACTACCACCAATGAGAAGATCACAAGCCGTTGAATGGCAGTCTTTTCTTTTGGAACTAAACGGCACAGTCAATCACTTTAAATTTGCTGACCCTGATGCACTTATAAATACAGGAACATATAGCACAGGATTTCTTACCTCTAATTTAAGAACAAATGAAACATCAGTAACGCTTTCTTTTAGTGGCTCAACCATTACAGCAGGTGCTTCAAGTTTTAGCGGTGCTAAAGATGGGGATTTTATAGTTGTTACTGGTGCAACCAATGAAGATAACAACGGTACACATAAAATAAGTAGTGTAACAAGCAATACAGTTGTTGTAACTACAAGCACATTTACTACAGAATCAAACACAGCAAGCTGTAAAGTTAGAACTAATGTCAAGGGTGCTACTGGATTATCGCTTCTCGCTTCCACAAACGCTGCTAGTGGCACTATTAAGAAAGGAGATTACTTACAGATACAATCATCTGCAAACACAACAGGCAAGCCCACACAAATAGTCATGGTTACGGAAGATGCAACAGCTACGGCTGACGGTGCAAAAGATTTCTATGGTGTAGCCATACAACCTAAACTTAGATCAGACCTAGCAACAGGACATTACGCAGTATTCACAAA